AGCTTGCCAGGCTCCGTCCGGAGGGCCACATAGCTAACAAACGAAGTAGTAACACTGTTCTTGCAGCTTGTGCCGGCCTCCACGGACCCCCGCCCGTGTTCCTGATCGTATGCAACGCCAGTGCTGCTGCGAATACGATTCCCGGTGCAGGTGTCGTTCCAGGCCTTGACGAGGACTAAATCCTCGGGCGTGAACACGGCAGCCATTGCATCGTCAAAGACCTCGTTTAGGAACTCAGTCACACTACCATCGTAGTTGCTGAAATCTTGGTCGATGAGGAACTCGGCTGAGGCGGCCAAATCGGCCACCGCTTGCGCGAGATCAGCAGGCGTTTTACCAAAAGCGTACCAGCGGGTGCGCTTCATGAGCTTGGTAAAAGCCTGGATGATCCTACCACCAAGGATCTGGTGATGGGGACCGAAAACAGAAATGTTGCGTGGGGCCTTGCCCGGTTTGACTGCAACCTCACACTTCTGGAACGCGGTGACGCGGTCCTCGGAGAACATTTGGTCGTACGCATCCTTGGACTCCTCATAGGCCGCCAATTGATTGCGGCGTTTGAGGTTCTCGACGTACTCCTGCTCATCGATGAGTGTGATCTTCTCGCTTCCCACGTCTTTCACGTACATTTCAATGAACTCCTTAGCAAGGGTCCTCTGAAGCTTAGTGGCAGGCGCGGTACGGCGCGGTGCGACGACACGTGTCGCAACCGTCTGCTTGGTGTTATCCATCTGCTTGTTCATGGCAAATGTAGCACCCTTGGCAAGCGGCGTCATAAACGCACGCAAGCCCGTCGGTTTGATCCACCCTCCGATCAACGCCTCATGAGGCATGGTCGGATTGTGCGTAATGTCCGGCAGCTCGTCGGCCGAAGCGGGTCCAAACACCGGTATGACAAAATCGGTGTGGTCAGGGACTCGCTGTAGGTCGACGTGAGCATTGAACGCGTGGCTGAGCATTATGGAATCCGCCGCAGAAACGGTGATGCCTATGTTCTTGAGGGCGATAGAAATGCCCCCACCAGACGTCCAGCTATTGGATGCCAGACTTAAGTTTCTCGTTGTATCTTCCACGACCCTGGGTGCGGTTATGGCTTTGAACGAGAGCTCCAGCGCGACACTGACCTTTGCCTTAACACCCTCCCCGATGTGCAGGAGGTTGTAGGAGTTGAGGTCAGTAGACGCGATTACTGTCGGACGCAACTCCGTCAGCGGTTTGTAAACACGTAGGCTCAAGAGCAAGCCTACCCACCCTTCATACTTACACCACGGGATACTGGACACCGCGGAGATATGGGGGGCAATGCGCGACGCCGCAATCTTGTGCCGGTAATGGACCGGCTTCAGACACAGCAAAGCGAAAGACAGGATGGTAAAGGGGAGGCAGTATCTGAGCATGGCCGGCACGCCAAGCCAGGTGACTTGCGTGGGGCAGGCGATCTCGCGGAAATGCTCGTGAGAGCGCGAGAAAGTTTTCATGCTTATATCAACCTCGAGGCCAATAGTGGTGATGTACCTGAACAGCTCGACACTCATGGACCCAGCTGCACTAAATGCATACCGGGCGGCGTAAATTAAGACGCCTGAGGTGTCGCGGGAGCGGTTCTTAGCCCAGCGCTGCTCAAGTTCAAGCGGGCTGGGGTTAAGGTGTTCATACACTGGAGCGATCGGCAACAACCAGTCCGAAATCCCTCGGTCGTCCAGCGCTACCTGTGTGCTGACGAGGAATGACGGGATGGTTATCGTCTCGGTCACGTCGGTGACGACGTAACACGCGCCGCGCTCGACCCGCCAGGTTTGGCTGGGCCGATAGGCGTCGACGACTGGAAGTATGACAAACCACGCGATGAACGCGAGGATGGCAATATAAACCAGTAGAGTAACGAGGCGTGGCGCCTGCAATTTGATGCGCAGGGTCGAGTAGTCGGTACGGTTCCAATCGTACGGGCGGACTACGTCCTCGTGCCTGTGTGTCCGAATCACCCAGGCTTCTTTTTGGTTGTCGTATCTAAATTCTCCATCAAGAACGTTGCCGGCGACTTCTTCGGGTTCGAAGGCAATGTGTAAGGCTTTGACGGGGTCATAGAACGACGGGCGCAGGTCCGAAGACACGTTCGCGGAGGGCATGGCATAAGAATAATCGACTGCTGCGTGAATGCGGTCGATAGCCGAGCCGGCGCTGGTCGCGCCGAGCAGGACAGTTTCTTTGTGCTCGCGAATTTGCTGCTGGATGCGGGAAGGGGTCCCGCGGTCAATCTTTGCTCCTTGGCACGCAAGAAGCGTGCGGTGGTGGGCGTACGCGATAGCCCGGATGATAAGGCCGGACATCGTGCACGCAGCAAGAAGGTCGATAGTGATGAGCGTTGTTGTGGCCAACACGACATAGATCACAAAGGATGCAATGGCGCTTAGGTATGGCACAACGACCGTGGCGGCAATATCGAGATTGACGAGCCACGGGTTTTCCCAACGAAGGGCGCTGAACGGGTTGTTGGACGTGATGAAGCCGTTCAGGGCAATCCAAAGCATGATGGCAATGGTTGCATAAGCGAAACTCTTCGCGAAGCGGTAGGCCCCCCTTTGCTGGGGGGCGGCGGGCTGCGAAGATAAA